CTAGGTATAGTCTTTATGTATCCAGCTGCTTTAAGAAGTCTTGCAGTATCAGCAAACTCTTTAGGACCCATACCAATTAAACCAGTAATTAGTGGATCAGCTTTTGAAGCACCTGCATTTCCGCCTTTGAAACCTGCGTATGCACCAGAAGCATTAGAATTAGAGATGACTCCACCACTGGCAGGAAGACCTGAGTTCTTCCAGTTATTGTAAAAAGCGCTTTCTGCCACAGTATCTCCTATTAGTTTCTAATTAAATCTGAGAATAGAGCAAAGTAAGCATCTTCTGCGTTACGGTTTGTCTTAGACAAACGCTCTAGTTCTGTCTTTGCTTGTTGCTTTAAAAAGTCCTTGTAGTTCTTTGCTGATGCTGAGTTTCCTGCAACGGAATCACGAGCATTAACATAGTTGTTGTAGGTATTTAACATACCTTCAATCGGCCTACGAATTGCTGGATCAAGTTTAACATTCTTGTCATTAAACATAGTTGTCAAATCAGATAAAGCAAGGTTACGTTGAATAGCCTTCTGAGCACCCTGTCCAAGCACAACTTGTAGGTTAGGACGTGCCTTCTTGAACTGCTTTGACCAAGTATCCCATTGAGCCTGTAGCTGACGCTTAGCAGAATCGTTGTAAGTATTAGCCATCTCTTCATCAAATTGATCTTGTTGAGCGTAGTAGAAAGACTTGTCATAGGCAGTATTTACCTGACGCAAGTAGTCTCTTAGTAACTTAGATTCTTTAAGTCCCATAGTTGTAAGCATCTTGTAGGCGTTAAAGTCGAAGTCGCCTACCTTTGGAATGAAAAATGATGCAGCTTCTGGGTACTTATTGATAAGATCTTTATTGGTATCAATCCAATTAAGTGCCTTAGTGTTAGAGCTAATGATTGCTGTAACTGTGCTATCAGACTCAGATATTGTGTATGGAAGGTCCTTTGGATATAGACGAATCCATTCCTGCATAGCCTTGTCATAGCTGCCGGTCTTAGTAACCAAGTTATTGAAAGTCTGCTTTAGGTTTGTCTCACCATTCTGGCGAACCCACTGAGCCACATCTGACTTGAGTGTTGTTTGAGGTGAAGCAGGTACGTAGAATCCAAGAATAAAGCGAAGCGCCAACGCAGTAAAGGTTGATGCTTGCAACTTATCCTGGTAATCATTAAGTTCACCAACAGTAATAGGAATCTCTTGTCCTGTTGCTGGATCAATTTTTGGCTTTAGTCCGTGACCTGTAGCCTCAAGGTATGCCGCAGCTTTGCGAGCTGCAGATGCGTACTGAGATATACGCTCATTCTTATCTAGCGTATCTAGCAAACGTGTAAGGTGTGCTGGCAAGATTGCTTTGATCATAGGCTGATCTTCTGAGTATTGACCCAGCAGTGGAGCTTCTAGCTTTCCTAGTACTGGTATCAAATTGAAGATTGCCTTCATAGATACAGCAGATAATGGTCCAGCAAATGTTGGGAACAGCGAATCTGGGTTAGTAGATGGTGTAATCATCTTCAACTTAGCACTGAACTCAATAGGCATTGGAGCCTTGATGCCTTCTTCTTGACCGAAGGCTTGCATTACCTTGCCCATAGCTTGGTACATAGCAGTTGTGCCTGGGTAGAAGAAGTACTGCTCTCCGCTGTCATCAGTCTGTACAAAACCAGAGTGCGAGATTCCATCGTATGTCAATGAAGCACGTGTAATTGCTTCTGGGTTGTACTTAACTGTACGATAAAAGCGACGGTAGAAGTCTTCAGTTGCGCGATAGAAACGACCAAAGTTACGAGCAGACATAGCAAGCTGAGTACGTACAGCTGGGTTATCTACATAAGCCAGTGCGCTATCTTTTGCTAGATCTTCTGCAATTTGGTTAATGTGCTTCTTAGCTGCAGAATATGCCTTTGAGTAAGCCTAATCAGTCTTGCCACGTGTGTAATCTTCAATTACTCTTTTGCTAAAGCCAGATGAATCTAATTGCTTACGGTAACGTACGAGTTCATTGATAACAATTCCCTCACGAGTCCAACGGGCATTAGCCTCACCCATTGCATCCCATCCCTTATCCCAGATAGATGCAGCGAAGTTATCTCCTGCAGATACCGGTACAAGTGTTGGACCTGAAATAAATGTTGGTGCCATTGCTGGGTCATTAGGCAGTTCAGCAAGGCGTAGCTTGTTAGCAGATACTCGGACGTATCCGTCAGGATCTGTAGTTACTACCTTGCGCCATAGATCTTGATTAAGGTTTCCATCTGCCTTTGAGAACAGAGTATGTACCGCAAGGTAAGCACGCTGAGCGTGAGTCATCTCATCTGCACCTTTGAAGTACAGCTGGAATCTATCCTTATCACGTTGTGGCAAATTCTTTAAGTATTCAAACATTTTCTGGATTGCAGTATCTTCATCGTTTAGATACTTAACTGCAATACGACCTAGTTCATCATTGGTCATTACACCAATCTGAAATAACCAGCTGACCTTAGCTGCTTCGTTAGCAACTGGGTTGAAGTTAGTAAAAGACTTATCTCCGATTGAACGCTGGTATGCCTTACCATCAATGGTAATAGCATCCATCTTGCCAAAGCGATTAACGTCAGATGCTACGTTTTGGTAACGTCCACCACCACGAACACCGTTCTTTGAACCTTCTGCAACATCTGCTAGAAGTTCATCTAAGTTTCCGTGCTTTGCTACATCTGAGATGATAGCTGCAGCTTCTGGGTCTAACTTGTAAGCAAGTTTACGACGCAGTACAGCTTCTGCCATAATTGATCGAACTTCATCTTCATTAGCTGCATCTCTAATCTTAACAGCAAATTCTTTAGTTTCATCTGCTAGAAGAAACTTATTGATAGCGCCTAGTTCGCCTGCTTCATTGTTTAAGAAAACAGTATCTTTTAATTTATCTAGTGCGCTCTTTGCTGTTCCGTCTGGGTTAAGTGCGCCTGCACCTTTACCAATACGGATACGTGTAGACCAAAGGTTTCCCTTTACTAAATCCCAAGGATTACGACCACGTGCAAGGAAGAACATATTATCTTCGATTGCGTTACGAATAACAAAGCGTGGACCTGCAAGAGTTGCAAATGACCAACCTGATGTAATCTTGTCAACCCACTTGTTATGGGATACGCCTACTAGCTTGGATATTAAACCTTGGCGAGCAGTCAAACGATCTAGATCAGTAACAGATGGAATCACCATAGATGATGACAACTGGTATGGAAACAACGCTAGTTGATCTCCATTGAACTCAGCTGGGTTTCCAAGGCGCTGACCATCAACAACAAGATCTGCAGCGTAACGCTTTTCTAATCCGTTACCTGCAAACTCTTCCATAAATGACTTGCCAGGATCACCCTTGCGTACGCCACGTGAAGAAAAGATTGTGTTCCAAAGACCCTTAGTAATCAGCATACGTTGACCTTCATCACCGGCTGCAAATGTCTCAGCAATAATCTTGCTGTGGTAACGAGAGTTAGTAAGGCGTGCTGTACGGTAAATTTCATCTACAGCATCTGGACCCATTACATCAAACACCTTTGATGTTGGGTTAGCAACCTTTGTAAACTTACGAGCAAAGCGATCAATACGGCCTTGGATCTGGTTATCAGTAAAACGGATAGCACCGTCTGGTCCCTTGATACGACCAACTTTGCCTTCTAAAGATGCAATATCTTCTGATCGTGTAGTGATACCACTGACGATATCTTCAAACTCAGGAGCAGTTCCGTACAAAGCGCGTACAAGTTTTTGTCCAACATTGTCAATGTTAAGAACCTTGTCGCCTGCAGTTAAAGCTGCAACACGAAGCTGACGTGTTGGTGTAAGGCGTGGAACTAGCGGAGTCTCACGACCTGCTTGTCCCTTAAAGATAGCCTGTACGTCACGACCGTTTTGTAAATAAGCCTTTGCTGAATCAGCATCTTTTACGCCAGCTTTGATGAACTCATCAACTGCTGCTGGACCAAACTCTGGGGCTAGACGACGAAGTTTAGTGCTTGCTTCAACAGCGGCTGTAACATCTTTAGCCTTGCGTGCTTTGCCTAACTTCTCAAGTTCTGGTCCATAAGAGTTAAAGAAATTTACAACCTGTGGGTTGGTAAATGCTTTATCTAACTTCTTTGGATCTCCAGCAATTTTGATAAGTGCATAGTTAAAAGCATCATATCCTTTTTTGGCTTTACCAAGTGCAAGGGTTGGGTCAGCAAAGATGCGATAGGTAGCATCAACTGTACCTGAAATTCCCTTATATAAAAATCCTGTACCTTCAAGTGAACCTGGAAGAAGTTGGTTAGCAACTTGACGACCTGGAGAGTACTTAGCTGCAGCTACTGCATCATATGCGTTTTGCCATACAGGGTCTTGACCCTTAGATGCAAGTGATGCAATCTGCTTTTCAGCGTCTGTTCCAGTAGCAAGGAAATCACTAAGTGATTTACCCATAGTTGCTTGCTGAGCCATAGAGACATAAGTCTCGCCGTACTTCTTCTTAGCGTTATCTAAACGATCTTCGTTGTACAGAAGCTCGCCGTTATCGCCAGCTTTTTTCCAAGCATCTGATAAGACGCTCCAGTTCTTAGGCAAGTAGTACTCAGCACTACCTAACTTAATCTTTTCATTTGCCAAAGCAGCAGCACGATAAGCACGAGTTGTTAGATCAGAGATCTCATTGAGTCCACTGATAAGTGCTCCACCTGTGTAATGCCAAGCAGTGCCAAGCCAACCACGTTTTTTTGGTTCTGGTTGTGTACCAAATGTAGTAGTCAAAGCCTGCTGTTGATCTGCTGGTAAAGTCTGAAACTTTAGTTGCGCTTCAGAGGCTGGCATATCAAGAAGACTCTTGTGTGTAGAAACCATCTTGGATAGAGAATCCATTTTGGCTTGATCTGCAGGGTTAAGGTTTGCTTGCGCTGCAGCGAGCTTAATACTCTTATCTGCCATTAAAGACCTCGTGCAAGCATATCCTGATACAGAATCGCTATCTCACCTGATTCATCGTATGGCAATAACTTTGCCAATGTATCTGAATACTTTTCAGTCATCTGTGGCTTATTCATCAAAGCCTCTGGACCAGCTCCAGCACCGATTGCTACGCCATTAGTTACTGGCTCATTAGGGCGCTGTGATGGTGCAAATAGTGAAGTTACATCACCTTGTGGTGCATTAGCCATAGCTGCTTGACGCACCTCTGTATTAGTTGCGCCACGTACATCTGGAGTTGTTGCAAGCGGAGCACCAGATTTCTGTGCATCATATTGTACGCCTGCGCCGTACTCTGTTGGTTGATACTGTAGATCTGTTCGTTTTGCAAAAGTACCAGGACCTGAAACGCCCTGCATAGGATTAGTTGCATCCTCAAGCGCCATCGTCGTCCTCCGTAATTGATTCTAAATCTACTGAAAATTTTTCCCAGACATTATTGATCTGAGTCTCTCTGTTTGCGTTATAGATAGATAGCTGCATTAGCTCTTCTGTTAATACATCTAACGCTGATGTTAAGTTGTGCAGAAACCCTGCACCTACTACCAAGAAGTCGGCAAGGCGTACCGGACGGCGTACTTTATCTTCTTCCATCCGGCACCCCTCGCACATAAAATTGTTAGCCCTTCTTGACTTTCTTTCCTGGCTTCGCTGCTCCAGCGAAAGGTTCCATTACCTTACCGCCTTGAACTTTGTCGCCTTCCTTCTTGCCCTCAACTGGCTTGGCCATTGATGCTGGGGCGTGTGTTCCTTTTCTCATTATTGCACCTCCTTCTCTTTATGCCGCGCCGCCGATTGAGGCGAGCAATGATGCAATGTCTGGTCGTCCTTGTGGTGCACCAGGTGCAGGGGCCACACCGCCAGGTTGTACTGGAGTAGACTGCGAGGCAGGAGCGGGGGCCGCACCTGCACCTAATGCTTGAGGCAATGCCTCTGGTTGTGGAGCTGGCGCAAACGCCTTCTCAACAATATCTTCAAGTAGCTGTCCTTTTTGACGGCCCTTAATTACATCTGCGATTCGTGAAATAATTGTTTCAACATCTTGGCCTTGCGCTGCAAGGGTTGGAACAGCCTGTGCATATTGAGCCACTGCCACTCGTAACGCATCACGCATCTCTTCAATGTCAACCTTTTGCTCTTCTTGTGTGATGTTGATATCAACTGGAAGTTCACGACGTACATAATCACGTGAAACAAGTTTGTCGCTACGCATCTGTAGCAGAGCTACGATTGCGTTGTTTGGATTCATACCAGACATAATTCCGTAACGAACATCTACAGAGTAATCTCCGCCAATATCCTTTGATGGAATGTATGTCATTGTGTATGGCATACCATCATCGTTGCCACGAATTTCTTTCTTCTGAGATCCAAAGATCTTCTCATCTACCTTAAATGCAAGTGAGATAAGTTCTGTAAAGAATAATGCAAACTGCGCCTGAGCTGCCTTGATCTGTGTATCAAAGCCAGCTTGGAGTGCTTGGACTCCGCGGCCTGTGACAACGGATGCGTCAATCTGTCCACCACGAACTTCTGGGTAACGAGCACCAACGCGTAGTTCTTTATCCAATACAGATGATTCTGTAAACACACCAGCTGGTAGTTCCAATGGAACACGACGGATTTGCTGTGGGTTTGCAGAACGCATAATTGAATCAGGGCCGAGTGCCAATTCCTGTACGTCTTGTGGAATGGCTATAGGAGCCTGGATTGACTTTTCAGCTGCCTGAATCTGTAGAACAGCAAAGCGTGCCTTAGCAAGCTGTACTGCCAAAATGTCATCGAACTGACCGCGTGCTTCACCATCAATAGATGAACGCATCTTTACAGATACTAAACACTCACCGACTGGGTTTGGTGTTCGAGATAGAACTAGATCCTTACGCTCTGGGCAGTAAAGAACATCCTGCTCCTTGTCGTGGTAACGAACAAGAGACAAGTATGGAGAACCTGGTGTGTACAGATTCTTATTTAAAATTTGATTTGCGTGTTCAGGAAACATTGACGCTAGTGCGTCAGCATCCATACCAACAATCTGTGTCAGAGATAAGCAACGACCAAAGCGGTCAATCTCAGG